CCGTGGCTAGCACTATTGTTGTTGGCATCACTCACCGTCCTTTCGCTGGTTCACAGCATTCAATGGGGATTTTCTTCCATGCGTTGGCTTCTGCCACCAATTCCGTGTGAATCTCCATGCAGTTTTTCATGCTACCGTTTGAATTCTTATTGTATGGGTTTATTGTTTGGGAAAAAGTTGTCTGCCGTGTTTTCCGTTTCCCACATATTTGGCACTTGCTTGACTTCTTGACCTGTAGCTTTACTACTTGAAACGTATAACGGCGTGTCAGCATCACTCACCGTCCTTTCGTTCTGGGGTTATGTCAACGTGTTCGCCATCGTATGTTACGCCACTTAGGCGTAGACATCGCCACGGTTCATCATCGCAACTCCGCTTACTGAATACCGCCAGTGCCGCTTCAAACACTACGCTTTTCAATAGATAGTAGTGTCCAGCAGCCGTGATGCTCTCAACTAGATACGCTGCGAACTCCGGCAAATCATCCTCCCAGCTGAAACCGTACTCGCCCCGGTCAGCTAGCTCGTGTTCGGCGGCTTGTTGGGCGGCTTCGACGGACCTGTACTGACAACCCAGCTTGCCCGCCCCAACGAAAACTATGTAACCGCTCTTGGTGTGGTTCTCGACGGTCCGTGCGTACACATGTCCAAGGACACTTAGGCATGTCTCATCTGTTACCGTGTCGTCTGGTCCCCACACTGCATCTTTCGGGCGAATCAACTTTCGTTCAACCGGCACGTGGGCTACAAATTCGACCTTAGTACCAACTGGCAGATCGTTTTTTGTGACCCAGTCCAATCGTCCGCAGGCGTATGCCACGGCCGTGGTATCATGGCGCTGGGCGGCTATCACGCCGCTTGCAATAGTTTTCCTAACTGTTCGTTTTGTTTCATCCATTATTTTCTCCTGGTTAAGTTACAATTTCAATTTCAAGTCTGGGTGAATTGCCCCACCTCTTTTCTATCCTGCCGACCGCAACCCCAGAATCTTCCTTGAACAGGCAGTCAAGCACGGCCTTGTCGATGTTGTCTCTGTCCGGCTTCTGTCGATGAAGTTGGCCAACTGTGGCTAGCCTCTTATTTTTCGACCACGACTTTGGAGGCGCGAAGTAAGCCACCCAATTGAGTTCGAGAATATCTCCGGTTGGCGGAATCTGTTTACCCACGATTTCCCGTGCATGGTCGCACCAATTACGGTATCGCATCACGCACGGTCGCTGCTTCCATCTGTCGCGTTGAGTCATACGCGGCTTAGAGACGGGCGGGCCGGGTATTATGATTTTAATTATGGCCATCGCTTTCTCCTTGTGTTCTCAGCAGCCCAACAAGCTCGCCAATCCATTCATCCGGTACGTACTTGCCAGCGTCAACATATCGCCGCATGGCGGCTAGGATATCCAACATTCGATACCTCTTGTGGAATCGCTCGGGCATCAGCCCCAGTGGCGGTTTTTCGACCTTTTCTACTTCGGCCATTTCCTCAAATGCTTTTTGCGAGTTACTCATCGCTTTCTCCTTTCGCAAGGTAGAGAATTGCATTCTGCGTGTCGGCCTTCTCTTGCGTGCTGGCTGGGGCTTCGCAGAATGCTATCACCTCGTCCAGCCGCTTGGCCAGTTTGCAAATACACTCAATTAACGGCTCCTTCTCAGGCTGTTTGGCTTCAATCCACGCCGCCGCGTCCTTGTCACCTAATGCTCGTAGCATTTCGGGGACGCTCCTGTATTGTTTACTCATCGCTTTCTCCTTTGGCTTCGCAAACCTCCCAATAGTTGCCAATCACTCGCAGCGTTTCACCGTCTGCGATTTCCGGCGGGGTTATGATACCAACGTCACAACCGCCAGCACCGTGGTTATGCACACACCAGCCCCATGTCGGACTGTGGCATAGTGTGCCGCGACGGATGCCAGACTCTTTAGCAATAGCGTTCCAGTCGATTGGTATGCGCCGTTTAACTCTCATCGCTTTCTCCTTTTGCTATTTTGAGAATACTTTCATCGCGTTTGCGATGTGCTCGGATCACTGCCTGATCGTAACTGTCCGATAAAGTTCTCGGTCGCCGTGATACAATTGCGCCCAAGTCGCCACGGCCTCGTAAAATTTCTTGCCGGTTTTCTTTGCCGCCGTTCCGTCCTGGCGAAGTTTCACAGGGCCGCAATGCGGATGCATTTCGAATCGGAACCCGCCGTACTCGTAGACTGGATAATTGCCGCAGATGAAACCGTTTTTAATTCGGATGCAAGGCATCACTCGCTCGCTTTCTGGCCGGTGGCCGTTTGTTTTAAGTTAGAAGTCATTGTCGTCACCATCATGTCCGCTGAATTCAGCGTGTGGAGAATAGCGGTTGTGGCAAGTGAACCGCGTTCTCCCTGGGTGCCAATCCAGGGGGATGGGGCCGGTCTCACCGTTGCGGTTCTTAGCAACGATTAGCGATGCGTTATTGCCAGCGGCCTCGGTGGGCTTGTGTGGTGCTAAAAAGAGCACAACATCGGCGTCTTGCTCAATTGCTCCAGATTCGCGCAGGTGGCTCAGCATTGGTTGTTCCTCGCCGTCAGCCATGCGGTTGAGTTGGCATAGGCAGAGGATGGGGACATTACACTCACGGGACGTTCTCTTGAGGGACTTGGTCATCTTGGCCACTTGCTGTTCACGCGGAATCTTGTGGTCTTCCGGCTCGATTAGTTGCAGGTAGTCGATGACCGCCAACACTAAACCACGCTTTTTGAGTTTTCGCAGTTGACGGCGAATCGAGGCAACTGTCAGTTCCGGCTGGTCGTGTATCTCCAGGGCGGCGTTCGACTGCTCGTTCATCGCCTGGCTTAACTTGCTGTTGTCTTGCTCCGTAAGCCGACCAGTACGCACAAGGCGACTCGATACGCCCGATATGGAACATGCCAACCTTACGGACAGGTCTTCGTCTGACATTTCCAGGGATGCAAAGTACACCAGCCCGCGGTGCTGCGCGACGTTGTACGCCACCTGCATGGCGAAGCTGGTTTTGCCAATACCGGGACGGGCTGCGAGGATAATCAACTCACCGGGAAACAGACCACCCTGGTCGATGTCGAAGTCGTACAGGCCCGTGAGTACGCCCGCTGCTTGCCCCTGGGTGATTGCATCAATGGTCGTGGCTGCCTTCAACGTGGCCGCCTGTAGCGTTACCGGCTCCCTCTTCTCGCTGCCGAGGCGGATGTTCGACAGAGATGCCTCACATCGCTCCAGGATGGCGTCTGGTGCGTCGTTGCAACTGTAGACATCAGATGTCGCCTGATAGGCTGCGGCGAGCACAGAGCGTAACGTAGCCTTCTCACGCACTATCGCAGCGTAATGCGATGCGTGACTCGGGGCGGCGACCGATTGGGCAACTTCCACCAAGTATGCATGGCCGCCAATCGCTTCAAGGTCTCCGGCGGTTCCCAGACGTTCGACCAGCAACACGGGGTCGACCTTCATGCCATCGCTGTGCATTTGCAGCATTTTTCCGAACAGCTTGGCGTTCGCGTTGCTGTAGAAGTCTTCCGGGCGAAGGATGTCAAAGGCGTCGTCGCAAACCTGCGAATCGAGGAGGATGCATCCCAGGACGCTTTTTTCAGCTTCGAGGTTCTGGGGAGGAATGCGGTCGAGGGTATCAGCGGCGGTTTGGGTCACGGTAGGCCACCTCCTGCTTGGGTTGCTCTGGCTTGCCGGTTGAGAAGCTGGTCCGCTCCCAGGTGCGTACGGCAGCCTTCCAGTCCACCATGTGGTTCTTGCCGACCTTCCAGCCGTTAGACTCGTAGTGGTCAAGCCACGCCTCGGGGTCGACGCCCTTTCCCCGCTCCTGGCAATAGGCGGTCACTTCTCCGATGGAAGGTTTTTGAAAGCGGGGCGACTCCTCTTTCTTTTCTTTACCTTTACCTTTATCTTTACCTACACTTATAGTAAGCGCTGTTTTACTAGCTTCTTTAGTGTCTACTTTAGTGCCTACATAAGAAGCCTCTTTAGTGTCTACATAAGTAGCACCTAAAGAACAAAATTCCACGCCCATGTTTTTGACTTTAGCACGAACCCAATTGTCGCAATTCGTTTGCCAGTCATGGATTAGGAGACGGTGGGTGTCGTGTTCGTCCAGCCACTTCGACTTCACCAGGGAGTCGATGAACAAATCGGCATCTCCACTCCATTCACACGCTTTTGCAATTGCCCCGTTTACCCATTTACCGATATCGCCTTGAGGAGAGTGTTCTGCGCAAAAGTCGAACAGTAGCGCCAGGTAGCCAATTGCTGCCGGTCGGTTGCACCCCAAGCGGGATGCCAGGTCGTTGGTTTTTGGATGCGAAAGTAAGGCTCGCTTCATCCTTGGTTACCTCCGTGTAATCGTTTTCTGTTCCGCCTTGAATTCACAAGTCACACCTCCAAACCCAGCCAAAGTCTCTCGGCCCAATTGCTCAGCCGCATGTACCGTTTCCAGCAAAAGTGAGTAAGCCACGCCGGTTGCCATCGTCCATCCAAACAGCGTGCTAAGCACTCCCTGGCGGGTTCTGCGCGACCAACTGACACCGTAGTGCGATTCGCCTAAGCTGAGCGTTAACACACAACACGGGCCTTCTGTGGGCGTTAGGATTGAAGAGAATATGATGAGTGGCTTTTTGGTTATACGGTTAGGCATCATCATCCTCCGGTAGCAGAGTAGGCACGGGCGTGACCCCGAATCTTACGAGCGATTGTTCTCCGATGCCCACGCCAATGACGGTGAACTCACCCTCAGCTAGGACTTCATCAATAGCCTCGCCGACGGCTTGCCCGATTGCCTCGCCCGGCTCCAGCGTGTAATCTTCTCCCCACGTGCGGGTCTGCGCGTCGATTAAAAGCAGGGTGAATTGGTTAGGCATGTTCGGCCTCCTTAAAAACGAATGAACTGTGGGCGATACAGATACAACGTGTCATCAATGGGCGTGTAAGCTGCATACGCCATGGCCGCATCTTGACCGCAGCGGCCGTGGATATTCTTAAAATACAGTTCGTTCAGTACAACGGCCGTATGTCTAATAACCTTGGCGTATCCGGCGCACAATGCCGGTGACTTGCCTGTGAATTCTCGCCACAGCCTAGCTAGTTTTCCACGCATACTATTCACCAATAAAAACTCATCTTCAGTTGGTGCTTGATCCAACCGACCCCGGATTTTTACTGTTAGGTTCAGTTTTTCAGTAACGCAAATCTTTGTAAAGTTATTGATCTGCGGGAACGCCTCTATGATGCCACACGCTAGATTCTCAACCGCGACCTCCCGGTTCATTGAATTTGCTGCGAAATGCCTCATTAGCGACTCAGTGAATTGTCTATACATGTTTTCCTCCTGGTTAAAAGAACAATAAAAGTAAGTGGAGGGCGGCGGGAACGACCCGCAAACCGCCGAGGTGTTTCCAGTCCACCTAGGATGCTACTGGCGCTGTCGCACGGCTTCGCAATCATATTTGCCTTCCCTCCAGGGCGGGTTTTTATAGAGGTTGGCCCGCGCCTCTCCGGTTCGTTGTTAGGGCATGATATTAGTCCCCCAATCACGAGTAAGCGAGTTCTCGCCGAACATCAAAAGCGACGGGTCGGAGTCGAACCGACTTCCGGGCAGTTTCCTTACCCGGCACCCTCGATTCAGGGCTTACGCTTCCCGCACGTTGCCGCCGCTCACATCAATTTAATGGGCCGGTGTCATCGCCATTGCTGCCTCACGATAAACTGAAATGTCGCCGTGGCTCTTGCGGGACTTGCTTTTAGCCGTCCGTTTCTTTTCCTTGGCGGCCTTGGCGACGCGCACTTGCTTCGCGTCCGGGTTGATACGCTCCAGGGCTTCTAGGGCGTATTGCTTATCTGGCAGTTTCCATGAACCCAACTTGACCATGACGCCGTCAGGGTTGCAGGCTTCAAGGTGGATGAACTTATCCTTGCTGTCCTTGCTGTAGATGTGTGCCGTCTCTGGATGTATGTATGTCAGGCCGTTACGGATGAACATGTTGTTCTGCCACATGTAGAGGCCGCAGTTGGGGCTCTCGTAAAGGTGCAGGGCCATTGTTCGTGTTAAAAGGTCAGAGAGAAAAGCACGACCGCAACATGGACATCGCCACACGTTAGAACTGGGTGTCGGTGACGAGTCGTGCGGGTCGGGCATTGTGGCTGACGGAGTGGAGGCGTTAAACATGACTGGTTCCTTGTGTGATGCGGTTTTGTGTAAAAGTGCCGGTCTCTCCCGGCTGTTACACCACTTTGCGGCAGGTGTCGCCGACACAGGCAGGCAGCTAGAACGGGATGTCGGGAGCGACGGTTTTAGAGTTGGACTCGGCTTCGGCCGCAAGTTCAGCGTTCACGTCCGCGGTAGACGCTTGCGGCGGGGCTGAAGGGGCAGCGGGTGGACCGTCTACAGGTGGCGTGTTGCGCTTGACATTACCCGCAATGGCACGCATGGCCGAAGCGTGACGGGCTTCGATACGCTTGATGGCCGTGTCGTCAAGGTTGCTCATACCGCCCGGCGTGGAGTTGTAATCGCTGAGCCACGACATCTTGTAGCGGGTTTCGCCATTGTATTCGTCGCCCTTGACGCTTGCACGACACGGGGTCGGTTTCCAGCTTCCATCATGAATGGACGGCAAAGCACCGTTCCAGCCGCAATACGCAACGAGCGATTCGATCTGCTTGTCGTTGAGCTTGTTACCCTTTGCGTTGGATAGGATGATGTAGAAGTCGCCGTAGACGACAACGTCATGCTCGGCCCACGATTCCCAGTATCCGTCCTGGTCGCCATCGGCTGGTATCCAGCGGTCGAGGACTTTGGCGCGAGTTGAGATGCAGATGGCTCCCGATTCTCGTTCCTTTACACCGTACTCGTCGATAAGAACGCGGAAGTCGCCTTCTTGATTCATGTAGTTTGGCATTGCCTTAGTTTCCTTTCTTGAAAACCTGTTTCCAAAGTTCGGGGTCGCCCTTGTCGTAGGCGATTACATTTTTGAGTGAGCGCGATTTGGCCCAATGGCTGGGCATTTCATGGGGGTAAATACTGCGGGTGCCGGAGCCGGTGCCCTTACGGTCTTTGGTGGCGGTGTCGAAACACACGAACAACATGTGGTCGCACCATTCCTTGACGCGGTGCCGCACCGAATAATGACCCTTGGGCGGCGATTGCAGGCGTGGTTCGTACCTAATCCAATCCTCGCCTTGTGGGTTCGGAACCGTGCTGACGCAATCGTGTGCTATGAGTACGACATGCTTGCCGGACCTGATTGCGGCATCCAAGTCGGACAGAAGCAAGATGCACTGGTCGTAAATGTGCGACCTGCCTTTGCCCCACCCGTATTCTTCGATGTTCTTGATAATCTTGTAGTTCGGACCCTTTTCGTGTGCTACGTTTGCTACGACCCAGTCAGACGCGAGTTCCTGTGCTTTTGTAAAAGAGTCGATAACGATAGCATCGAAATCCTTGTTGTCTTTCGTGCTCTGCACTGCTGACCGCAATGTATCCCAGTCGGTGATGTCGTCGATTCTGGCAACATCCAGAAACTTCGTGCCGTTCTCCAGGTCGAGAAACAGCGGGTTGATTCCCACGAGTTTCATCAGCGAGCAGAGTTCGGTCTTGCCTACGCCGCCCGGTCCGTACAGGGCCAGCGCTTGAGCACTCGGCTTGATACCAGTAGAGACCGTAAATGACCTCGCTTGGTTGGGTTTCGCCTGACTCGCCGCATTGCCTTTTGGCGGTGCGGGGGGCGGCGGTAAATTTGCCATTCTAAAGCTCCAGTTCGGGGTGAAGGTTTTTGGTAATTTCAAACCCATCGGGCAGTTCGCTCGATGATGGGTCGAAGTGCGTAGTACAGAGCCCGTAGTACGAGCACCACGAGCAAGTGTTTTTGTTGGCCGTGCGATACCAGCGGTTGTGGTTGCGGGCGTCGCGCATGGCGTGGGCAATGTCCCACAACTCTTCCGTGTAGTCGCGGATGTCGCCTTCGAGGCGTGGTATCTCGCGGCGGACGTAGTAGTATTCCGGCCGCTCGCCAATGTCGGCGTTGAGCTTCTGGCCCCATTCCTCTACTGTCATTGGACGACTTAACAGCGTGTAGCCGTCTTTGGTGCTGGCCGTTTGCCGCGGAGTGCCGTTTTGGTTCAGTACCCGATTGCCCGCGGCGTCTACGACTACCTTGATGCCATCACTGTCTAGCTCTGCGACCTCGGTGGGTTTGATGGTCGGCTTGCGAATCACATCGTAAATCACGGTGTCCACGTCGTAGCCAAGGTTCCTGGCGGCCATGAGGTAGAGCGTAACCTGATGGTCGATTAGCAACCGTTTCCACAGGTCGCTGCCGGAATCGAGAGATTCGCCGAGAAACTTATGCTCCAATACCGCCAGCCGCCCATCTTCGAGACGAATGATGCCATCAATCTTTCCCGCCAGTTCGAACGTGCGGGACGCCTTGTCTGTTTGCGGATTATGTAGCGGCATCCTGAACGTCTGCTCGGTAGCGATATGCTGGCAGGCGTCTTCGCCCCATCGCCAGTAGTAGCCGTTAATCAGTTGCCGCAACGTCTCTTCCTCGTATTTCCATTCGAGCTGGTCGACGTTGTCGGGGCGTCTCCTGTACGCTAGGTGTATGGCAGCCATGGCGTCTGCGAGACTGCCACCGCACCCCAGTATTTCCAGGCCCGCGTGCCCGTTAGTGCCGAACCGCAATGCCTTGGCAACGGACGTTTTGCGGATGCCAAGCTCGTAGGCGTAGTAATGCTTCTTGCGGCAGATTTTGAAGCAGTCTTGCCGCGAATGCGTCAAGAGATGTTTGGGTGGTCTACGGATAGACATAACAGCCCTCCATGACTTTCATAATTCTCTCCTTTTCGAATTTCAAGATTCGTCGATCCAACCCAGCATGTCGCCGGTGTCGGTTTCCATGTCGTCGCCGCCGTCTTCGAACGCCTGCTCTACCATCGCGTTAAATTGTTTGCGCTGCGCGGCACTAGCATTACCCGCA